GGGGGGGGGCGGGTATCTCATTCCGCTCCACATACCCCACACAAAGGCATCCCTGAACCAGCATTGAAAAGCCGTGCTACCTGAACGGCTGCAAACTTGCCCCCGCGTGGGGTCTTGAAACCTTCGGCGTTGAGCGTGTCAGCCACCTGACGAAGGGTTGCCCCTCCATCGCGTAGCAGTTTGGCGTATCCCTTCGCTGTCTTGGTGTTCTGGTTGTTCGCGGCGTTGCGGCTATGGGCTTCGCGCCCCTTCTCCCGTGCTGCGGTGGTGAGATTGGCAGGCGTTCCCAATTTTTCGCCCCGTGCCTTTTTTGCTTGCAACGCTGAGCGGGTGCGGTTGCTGATTAGCTCGGCTTCGTGCTGTGCCAGCACCGCAAAAATGCCGACGGTCAGTGTGTTGGCTTCGGGTATGTCACACGCCACGAAATTCACCCCGGCCTCTTTGAGCGTGAAAATGAAGCCCGCGTTTCTTGCGAGCCTATCTAATTTGGCAATGACTAAAACGCTGCCCGTCCGCTTGGCCTCTGCGATGGCTGCCGCCAATTGCACTCGGTTGTTTTTCTTGCCGCTTTCGATTTCGAGAAATTCGCCCACGATGGTGCCGCCTGTGCGCCGGGCGTAGTCTGTGACGCAAGCCCGCTGCCCTTCCAAGCCCAAACCGCTTGCACCTTGCTTTTGTGTGGATACCCGAAAATATGCGACTATTTTTGACATTGCCTTTGTTTTTGAATGTGCTTCAAAGGTAAGGCGTTCTTTGTTACAATTCATAAACGGACGTTTAAAAAATGTAACAATCGAGAACATTAACTTTTGGGGTAAAGAAGAATGGGGAGCGCAGCCTATGCGCTCCCATTCTATTTCTGTTTTCCTTCTGTTTTGACCCGCTTTGCCCCTGCCTTATTTCCCTTGCCGCTGCTGCCAAGCCCAAACCCTCAACGCCCGCTCGTACCGATTTTCTTTGTCCGTCAACCGCTTGGTGAACCGCGTCGGCTTGCCCCGGTACAACTCCTTCCAGTAGGGTTTCTGCGCAACAGTGTTGAGTTTGCCAACCGCGTCGAGGTAATCTAAGGTGCGGGCGACCGTCTGGAAATAGCGCGTGTGGGTCTGGCACTCGTAAACTGTTCCGGGCGGCAATGCCTTGCGGCCCACAAAATGCCCGTCGTGCAGGTACAGCATCCGGCAGGGGCTGCCCGTGACCGGGCAGACAAACATCCAATAGCCCCCGGTGTGGCCGGGCAGGTTGCTTTTCACGAAACGGAGTTTCACCACGTCCACCACTTTTTCCCCGGTGTGCCTTACGGTGTAGTGTAAAATGGCGGTCGGGGCATCGCCGGACAAGCGGACGAACAAACCGATGCTCGCCACTTTTTCCCCGCCGGATGTCCAATATATCGAGCCGTTGAAGCCGTCGCGCAACGTCCCCAACCGTTTCAGGTCGTGGACGGAAAAGCGGCGGAAATCCTCGATGGTGTCTGTCATTGAATTTTTTTTGAAAAACGTACTAAATCGGTAGAGAAGAACCGCTCACTCAAAAACCCAGTCCCCCGGCTCTCCTTTCGTAGCGGCAACGGTTTCCATTTTTGGCAGCACGAAGGGCATCAACTTGCAGAGGAAGTTCAGGCGGGCGTTGTCGTCAAGGCCGTTGAGGGCTTCGGGCAGCCGCTCCATTTCTTTCCTGAACACTTCTTTGAGCGTTGCGCGTATGTCGGCCACTTGGGGCAGGGCTGCCCGCTCCAAACGGGTAATAAAGTGGCGCAACGGTTCAACAATCCCCATGAGCGTAAAGCCTTCGTCATCACGGTCTGCTCCATCTTCAAAGAACAATGTCTTGGAAAAGTAGTCTCTCACCTTTTGGGCAATGAACAGTTTTTGTGCGTCCGTCATCCCGGCAGTCTGTTCTACAAAAATGGGTATCACTTTGGCCGGGTGGTTGGACACTCTTATTAGTTCCGTGCGCAGGTTGGCGAATGCTTGCAAGGGTTGTACCGGGTCTGTGAAAGTTTCTGTTTCAATCGCTGCGAAATACACGGCTTTGTCGTGTTCACCATTGTAGGTGTCGGCAAAGTCTGTGACGGCGGGGAGCGCGTTTTTCTTTTTCATGTTGCGGTGGTGAGTTTGCGCCGCTCATCGGCGGCGGTGTGTGCGGCTTTGGTGCTGTTGCTTTTGTTCTTCGTACTGCGCTGCGCTCTTTGCCCGCTGCACGATTTGTTGCGCCCTGGCTTTCGCCTGTTCCCATTCGCGCTCGCTTGCCTCGGTTATCGGCTCCACCCCTTCCAGCCTCATATCAAAGCGGCAAATCAGTTCTGCGACTGCCGGGCTTTCCTGAATGGCGCGGGCAAGGCTTTCGCGCTGTGGGGCGGGCAAATCCCATGCTGCCGGGTAGCCGTCGGCATTCAGCAGCACGTCGAATTTTTGGCCGCTGGTTCGGTCGGTGTAGTGTTCGCGGCGGTAGCCGGGCGGTAGTGCCGACGGTGCGGGCAAATGCGCTGTGGGCGGCTGTGGCGCAACGTGGGGGGCTTCCTGTGACGGTCGGGGCAAATGCCCTTTGTACTCCATGCCGTGCCGCCGGGCGACCTCGAAAAACGTCCCCAACGTGTAGCGGTTCAACCTCATCCGAAGGCAGTAGGAAAACTGTTTGTCGGTTTCCCCGGTGCGGTAGGCCGGGTAGTATTGGCTGACCCGGTGGAAGTAGTCGCGCCCGCCTTCGCCGAACTCACTGGCGAGTGCGCAGCCGATGGAAAACCAAGTGTCGTAGCCGTCGGTAATGTCCGTCCGCGTGGCCTCGATTTGCGCTGCTACGGCTTCCACCTTCGCGGCGTTGTCGCTGGTTGTGGGTGTCCGTTGGCGCGGCGCGTAGGTGTCGGGACGGTCGGTTTGCAGCCGAGTGTAGGCGGGGGCGTTGGGGTTGAAATATGCGTCGGGGTCGTAACTCCAAAAGCGTGGTTGGGAAACGTTGCTGCAAATCTCATCGAGGGCGATTCCCCACCCGGCAAAGTCGGCTTTGAGGGCTGCGAAATGTTCTTTGTGGCGGTCGGGCTGCGCTATCGGGACAACGCCCCAAACGCCAGTGCCGGATGCGGACAAAGCGCAGTAGGCCACCTGTTTCAAATGCGAGATTTGAGCCTTCCAATCGGGTGCAGTGGCAGCGTTGAGCGCAGGGTTTTCTTTGGGGTCAATGTCGAATTGCAGCAGCCCGGAATGTGCCAGCAGACCATCGGCGGCACGGTGCCGAAACGTGCCGGACGGGGTGAAGCAGGGCAGCATTTTTTTGAGCGCGTCCCGCTCTTTTTTGTCGCTCGTTTGGCGGATGCGCTCGATGAGCGTGGCGTGTTTGGCGGCGAGTTTTTCAGACGTGACAATCTGGAAAAACGTGCCGTCGGTGGGGCGGTCGGTATCGCTGAAACGAGCGAAGAAACTAACGTTCCGGTCTAATGCTCCCATTTCCCAAGAATACGTTTTGGGAATTTCCCAAAAATGGGAAATTCGGTTTAACAATTTGATTGTCAATTGTTTGAAATGGGAAATTCATTTCCCATTTGGGAAAAGTGGGAATTTTTCCACACCCTGAATTTCCCAAATGGGAAATAAAATTCCCACCTTAAAGCACTATAATCAATTGATATTGAACATTCTAAATTAAAAATTCCCATTTCCCGGAAATGGGAAATCCCAAAAGTTATCTTTTCAAACTGTTCAGGTAGCGGTAGACCGTGGTCTTAGGTATGGCCGTTCGCTTTGCTATTTCGAGGGGCTTGATTCCTTGCTTCCAAAGGGTTTCGCAAAGGGTAAAATTGTCTGCCTTTTCGGCGATTTTATTTTGGAAGTCGGCGGCCTCTCTGGATACCGTCGGGCGCGGCAAATCCCAGTAAACCGTTAGGGCGTGACGCTTCAAAACCTCCACGATGAGCAGGGCATTTTCAAAGTCCGTATCACTGCAAAGCATGGTGTTGGAGTAGTCGCCCTGCTCGAAATTTCGCAGGGCGGTAAACATCATGGCGAGCCGAAAACAGATGAGGCCCAAGCGGTTCACCGTGCCGTCCAAGTCGGTCGAAACGAACTCCCCCACCTCCCTTTTCCATTCGTCAAAAATAGTCAGGAAGCGGTCTTGCTGGTGTTCCCTCATCTCGAACTCAACGGGAGTTTTCAGCGTCTCCAAGTAGCCGTAGATGTCCCCGAAGGTTTGCCCCAACTGCTCGAAGTGTTCCGGGTAGCCCCGCTTGTTTCGGTCGAACACGTTTTTGAAATCGCGGCACGGGGTCAGGTGGTAGTGCAGGAATCGGCTGAAAAGACCGTTTTGGATGGTCGGGATGAGTTTCTGATATTGGTCAATCGTAGAGGAAAGCACGACCGACAAGTGGGGGGTTTCTTCATCTTTAAGTTCACTCCCCGTGCGGCGGTAAAAATTGACCCGTTCGTGGTGGAAGGCTTTGCGCAGCACGTCGGAAAAGCCTCCGTGCTCGGTTTTCAGGGCATCGGCCAACGTGTCGCCCTCTGTCTCGAAAAGTATGCCCTTGCCGCCGTTGTCAATCAGCAGTTCCACTAACCCGGACTTGCTGATATTGGCCGGGATGAACAACATTTTGTTGCCCGGCTTTTCGGGTTCAGGCTGTTTTTTTTCTTTGGCCTCGATGCAGTCCTGCTTGTACTTGGCTTGCAATTCCGCTGAAATCTTTTTGCGCCGGGCGTGTACCGCCTTGCCCAACAGGTAGGCCAATTGTAGCCCGCCCTTGCCCGTGCCGTAAGCACCCAAAACGTAGCAGTACAGATTGCAGCCGTAGTGCTGCACATCGTAGAAGCCCCGCACGTTGGGCAGCAGCCCGGAAACTACCCCTATGGCACCGACCAAAAAGACTTCCTTTTCGGCCTGTTCTGTCAGCACCGAACAGGCGTTTTTGAGCAATCCCGGCAGGTTGTCGAATACCTCAGCAGGTAGCCCGGCCAATGATTGGGCTGCCGTTGTCGGTGGGCTTTCCAAGTCCGAACCGTGCGGTATTTCAATCGGGAAAACATTACCTTTGTCCATCGTTTCGCCGTCTGTTATGGCATTTGCGCCCGCTCCGCTTGACCCGGTGCGGGCGTTTGTTTTATCACGCATTGGATGAATGTTTTTGTTTGTGACTGGTGTGAGACCTTGCCAATGCCAACACCTCAGCCCGGTCGAACCGGACGGACTTGCCGACGTAGTGGCGTTTCAGTTTCCCGGCCCGTGCTGCGTTGTCAATCGAGGATTGGCAGACGGATATGAGCCGTGCGGCTTCTCGTTTTGAGACATAGGGGGTTGCTGCCTGACCCGGTACGCTGTCCGGGTTGGCAAGTTGTTGGGCTTTATTTGCTTTGTGGAACTGCTCTAATTCCTGCTGTATAAGCCTCCGAAATTCAGGAATTGAAAGTTGGGTGAAAACCACGTTTTCCATGCGCCAATCAAATTTTGGTGAAAAATGATAGCGCAAGGTTTGGGCAGTTCTACCCCGTGTAGTGGGTTCGTGTAGTCACTACAAATCTTATTGGTCTGGCTTATCTAATTCATTATCAATCATTTTTACAATTTCGCGCAGCCCTAATTTTTCAAAGTAGGGCCGGATGTACCGCAAATCGCCTTTCCTCAAATTGCCGTCTTTTGTAGCCAAAGGGCTACGCACGGCATCGTAGATATTTTTGTAATTCTTGCCTGTGAGGAACTCAATGAAATGGGCCTTTTCTGTTTGGTCAATCCCCACAACTTTTGTATACTCAAAAAGGTAGTGCATCGCCAGCACCTGCCGGGCTGTGGTGAACTCAGGGTTTTTGAGGTCGTTGGGCGCAGCAGTATTTTCCACCTGTTGCCCCCCTTGCTTGGCTTTCAATACCCTCAGCACTTGTTCATGGTAGGCAACCATTGCCGCAAGGGGGAAGTAGTGTTCATCTTGGGTTGGCCCTACTGAAAAGGTATTGGTGATTTCGCCCAACTTGTTCTTGTTGTTTCTGAGATATTGTAGGCGTTCATCAACCAAAGAAACCTTCGCCTCCGAAAACTCTAAGTCAAATTTTAGGTCTGCCCAGTCTTTCAACATCCGGTTTTTGACCTCATCATACCGACTGGCCGCACCCGGATATTTCGCCAACGTGTCGGACAAAATTTGTTCAATATCAACGTGTTGACTGTCGAACTGTCTTTTTCGCTCCTTATACTGTTTGTTGAAAATTATTCTATCGCTGGCCCAATCCACATCTTTCTTGGTTTGCACTTCATTGAAGGCCGTTTGCAAAAAGTAGTTGCCCAACGTAGGGTTGTCAAAAGCGTTGGCAATGCCGAAAATTTCATCCAAAAGTGCTGTCGCGTCTAAACGCTGAGTTTTTTTGTCAAAGTAGGGGCTTCTGCTCAAATCCGCGTACTGATGGCCTTCAAGTTTCTGCTGGAATACATTTAGTTCAGATTGAGTCAAGCCAATTCTTAGTGCGCCTTTGAGAATGCCTAAGCAGACACCGCACCCAGCCTCGACTACTGTTTTCCCCGCTCGTCGTTCAGCCACTATCTTTTCTTCAAGTGCTTTTTTTTCCCACTTCTGCACATCATAAATGAAGCAGTCTTTTTCGGTAAATTTTTTTTCCATATCGTGCTGATATTGAGGGCAAGGCCACCGCATCCGGCAGCCTTGCCCCGGTGAATGAATTAGAGTAACAGCGCAGGGTATAGCACCCCTAATTTTTCCCTCAGTTCGCGGGCAGCCCGCCCTTCCAAGCGGTGTTCCTTCATACCCGCCGGGCTGAACACTACGGCAGTGTCAAAATCGAACTGAATGGCCCCGACGTTATGCCCGTGACAGCCCAAGCGGGCGGCCACGATGCGGCGCACCACAGCGGCCAAATCGCCCTCAGCGTCAATGGCAACCCGTTTGCCGTCGGTGCCGGATTCAATCAATCGAATGTGCATGGTGTAGGATTTTAGGCGGTGACGGGTTGGCGTTTGTGGTACGACTTCGGTTTGAAGGGCTGCCCGTGCTTCGCTTCGTGGAAAGCCAGTTTGCAGGTCTCGGTGCAGAACTTTTGCCAGCCGACTTTGGCCGTGTAGTCCTTGCCGCAGTGGACGCAAATCTTGGCGAAGCCGCCCCCGTTATTAACGGAACCGTTAAGGGGCTGTGCCTTCGGCGGCTCTGCTTCGGGCATCGGCTCTGGGGTCACTGCATGGTTGTTGGCGTAGTGGCTCTTGCCGTCGTCGCCCAAAATGTAGTAGCCGTTGTAAATGCTCGCTGTGACCGTTCCCACTCCCTCGGAACGGTTGCCCGTTGTGTTCCGCCACCTGAATCGCACCCGTGCGCCGATGGGCAGGGCAGGATATGGGCCGCGTCTTTCAACCTCGGCAGGAACGGCGGGAATATCGGGCGGCTCGTTGGCGGGCGCGGCGGCTTCGAGAATCTTGTCTTGTCCAGTCCGTTTCCGGTACGCCGTCAGTGCTATGGCAAACTTCCGCTCATTTTCAGCAGCGGTGTCGGGCGCGGTGGCGGCATCTTTTGCCGGAATGGTTGCTGATACGCGGGTGCCGTTGGCGGTCAAATTTTGTGCTGCCGTGCCGCTGGCTTTCCCGTTGGCCGCTCCGTTGTGGTGGCCGTTTCCGTTGGTTTGTAGCCCTTCCAGCAGTTCGGGCGGCACAGTGGGCAGTGTCATCCGGCGCGGCTTCCAGTCCGCCAATTCGTAGAGCGTTGGCGGCACGGTCGGGCGCGGCGGCGGCGGGGTCTTGTCGGCCCAAACTTGTATCCGGGTGCGGGCGTGGTAGTTCCACTTGTCGTGCATGGTGTTGATGAACGCGGCCAAAATGCCCTCTGAAAAATGGTACTGGTTGGGCTGTGCCACCTGCTCAATACCGCTGCCTTTCTTGTTCATCTCATCGAGGGCGACGGCAAGAATCAGCACGAAGTGAAAAATGAGGGTGAACCATGCCAAGCCGCTGCCATAGGTGCGGGTGCGGTTTTCGCTCTTTGTCCTGGCATTGGTGTTGAGTGTGGATATTTCAGCGGTAGCGGTGCTGTGCCGGGCTGTGACGCGCTCCGTGTCGGCAGACTTGCGCCGGGCAGCGTCGGACATTTCGCCAGCCTTCGCCGTTTCCATTTCCGCCACCTTCCCGGCTCGTTCGGCTTCGAGGGCAGAAATTTTGCCTTTGCCGCTATTTATCAGAGAAGTGTACTTTTGGGCGTTCTTTTGGTAACGGGCAAGCGTGGTGCGTTCGGCCTCGATGCGGGCAGTGTAGGCGGCGCGTTGAGCAGCGATGAGGCCAGCATAGCGGGCAGAGATTTCGCCGCTGTCTCGGCTGAACGTGCGGGCGGCTTCGGCCTTCCCGTCATTCAGGGCAGCGTCGGGCGCGTCGGTGGTCTTGGTGTCCGGCACGGGTGCGGCGGCTTCCACCATCGCCTTTGAGCCTCGAAACGACAAGGTGAGCGACACGACAAACAGCGATAGGCAGGTGACAATGATAAACCCGCTCATCCATGCGTCCAAGCCCTTCCAACGGCGGTGCAGAATGGCGCGGGCGGCGAAGGGCAGGAACTTGCGCAAACCGCCCTCGATAACGAACACGCCAACGAAGGCGGCGAAAACAGCGAGCGGCGCGGCGTAGGCTCCCCAAAATTCGGAGAGCATGGAAAAAGTGACGGCGTAGAGAATGCCGACCTCGGTAATGGCATTGATGATTTGGGAAAGCCCGCCCAACTTGCGCAGGGTGGGAATGAGGGTAGCGTAGCGGTTGAAAAACCCCTCATCTTTGGGCAACGAAAACATCGTTTTCATAAATTTAAAAATTGTATTGGTTTACGATTCCCGCCTGACCGTCGAAAGAAGGGCGGGTTTTTTATTTTTAGTCAGTTGGTAGTGGGGTGGTTTAGTATGGTGGTGCGTTCGGCATGGTTGAATTTTTTTAGTTATGAGTGTGTGCTGTCTTTTCCTTCGGTGTCTAAAATGTCGTTTCGGTCAGGTAGTGGTGGTGGTGGGGCTTTTATTCCGTTATCAGCAAAATCAATCACACCGCCGAACATCCAGCCCGTTATTAGGAGCAGGACGAATAGGGCAAGCAGGGCAAGTATTCCTTTCAGTATCTCCATGTGCTGAAAAAGTAAGGTTAGACTTTGCGCAAATCGGCGAAGTGCAGGGCGTTTTCCTTGCCATCAATGGCGATGTACTCCATAAACTGCTGTTGGGTGGTGTGTCCAGTGATTTGCATCAGCACGACGGGCGGGGTGCCAGCCCGATAAAAGTTAGTGGCAAAACTTCGGCGGGCGACGTGGGTGGTGAGTTTTTCCCATTTTTCAGAGGTGGTATCTTCACGCTTGCCGCCCTTGCTTCCTGTCATCACCGTCTTTTTCGTCATCCCTGCCAACTTCCCCAATTCTTTCAGGTAGCCGTTCATCTTTTGGTTGGAAATGGTCGGGGCAGAAAAATTGTACTTGCGCAACAAAGCCAACGGTTCGGGGAACAAAGGGATAGACACCATCGCACCCGTTTTTTGGGTGGTGATGTTCACCACATTTTGGCCGTTCGTTTCTTCGATGTGTTCCGGGCGTATGCGGGTGAAATCAGAGAAGCGCAGCCCCGTGTAAGCCCCGATGAGGAACAAGTCCCGGACGCGCTCCAACTTCTGGTTTTCGGACAAGTCGAGGCGGTACAGCCCTTCCAGTTCCTCGAAAGTCAGTACGATTTTGGAAGTTTTGACTTTCCCAATTTTGAATTTTTTGTCTTGGTAAGCCGTGTTGGAGTGGTACTTTTCATCCTCAGCGGCCCGCATAAATTGGCGCACTACACCCATGACCCTATCCGCGTAGTTGATGGAGTGCAGACGGGGCGGCGCAAACAGCCACGTTTTGAAGTCGTTAAAAAAAGTGAAATCAATGTCCGCGTACTCCAATGTACCTTTGCGCTCGCTGGCATAGCCCCTCAAAAGGCCCGACACCACGTTGAGCCTTTTGTAGGTCATGCTTCCTTGCGCCTTCCTTTGGGAAATGTAGGATTCGATGAAATCGAAAAAAGGAGGGGCTTTCACCTGTACGCTTTCGGGGCGCGGTGCATAGCCCAAACGATAGTCCAGTTCTTTGCGGAAATTTTCGGGCGAAATGTCCCCATTGTTGAAGTCCCGGTAAATGTCGAGAATGGTCAACTCCAATTTGTTGAGGTGCAAATTGATGTCGCTGTGTTCCGGGTGCTTCATGCTGAGTTTGCTGTGTTCCGGGTGCTTCATGCTGAGCTTCAGGCGTTGGGTAACGGTGTCCCAAAATTTTACCCGAACCTTGTACCCGGTGGAATACTTCAACCGCTGCCCACCTCGGTAGTGGAAGTAGGCCATAAGGTAGGTGATGTCCTGTTTTTTGAGGTGCAGGTTAAACCTTACTTTGGGTGTCCCGTTAATCTTCGGCATGGCATCAAAATTTGAATGATTGACCCGCCAAAAGTAATAGGTATTTTCAAAGTTGGAAATTTGTGGGTATTTTGATTTAGCAGATGGTGGCAATCAGTAGCCAAAAAACAAGCAAAATGAAGCAAAAAATGACCTTTTGACAAGTAATAGCAACCACTACCGGCCAGGGTTCGAGTCCCATCGAGATCACATCTATCAAGCGCAACTATCTACTGTTCAGATAGTTGCGTTTTTGTTTTTAGTCGTTTAGGTATTTTGTAGGCAGATTTGAAAGTTTATCTACCCGAAAAGGGGGCTTATTTGTTAACGGGCAAAGTTTTTTGCCCCCCCGCTCCCTTTTGACCTCTGCCACCACTTTTCGCCCGTTCCTTCCCTTTTCCTCACTCTCTCCCCGGCACCCACAAATCCATCGGGTTGCCACATTGCACGGTCAGCAAATCCTTCCATCGGGTGGTGTAGGACGGTGACAGCCGATTTTGTTGGGTGAGCCGTGCAGCCCCTCCGATGGTCTGGGCAGCGGTGCGTACCGCGTTGCGGCCAAAGCGGACGTTCACGCTGTCGAGGGCGGACATTAGCCGCTGGTGCTTGTCGTGGTCAACGGGGTCAAACAAAGACATTTGCCCGGTGGACTGATTGACCAAGCCACTGAGTAGCACCCCGGCGCGTTTGTACTGGAAACCTTCCCGGTAGATTTTGCTCAGCGCAAATTTTGCACCCTGCACCAGTTGCAAGGTGCTGTTGGTGGGAGTGGTGAACGTCACGGCGAACGAGCGGGAATGTTGCGGCTCCGTCGGTGCCAAATGGTTGGTTTGGATGTAGGCGGTCAGGCTTGCCGCGCTGCTGTGTTGCCGCCTCAACTTTTCCCCGCACCGTGCCGCAAAGTCTGCGACGGCTTCGCCCAATTCGGCCTCGGTGGTGAGCGGCTGCCGAAAGGTGCGGGTGGTGCCGACGTTCTTTTTGTTCGGCACATCGGTTTCCAGACTGATACACGGCTCGCCTTCCAATTCTTTTTTGATGCGCAGCCCCACGACGGTCAGGTGCTTGCGCACCCATGCGTCGTTTGCCCGCGAAAGGTCGTAGGCGGTCTGTACGCCGTGCTGCTGCAAAAAGGTGGCGTACTGCCGACCGATGCCCCACACGTCGCCCACCTCCACCGTGCGCAGTTCAGCCGCCCAATCGCCGGACAATACCCGCACCCCATCGCCGTGCTTGTCTCGCTTCGCCAAGCGGTTGGCGATTTTTGCCAAAACCTTTGTCGGGGCTACGCCTACGCACACCGGAACGCCTACCCACTGCAAAACGGTTTGCCGGATGTTCCCGGCGTGTGCCGCCAAGTCGAAACGCTCCATGCCGCCGAAGTCCAAAAACGATTCGTCCACACTGTACACCTCCATCGAGGGCGCGAACTGCCGTAGGGTGTTCATCACCCGTGCCGACATATCGCCGTAGAGCGCATAATTCGAGGAAAAGACCTGTACCCGGTGCTGCCGTATCAAATCCCGGATTTCAAACACGGGCTGCCCCATGCCGATTTGTAGGGCTTTGGCTTCGTCCGACCTTGCCACTACACACCCGTCGTTATTGGACAGCACCACGACGGGTTTCCCCCGCAACGCCGGACAAAACACCCTTTCGCAGGAAACATAAAAGTTGTTCACGTCCACCAACGCTACCATGATTCAGGGCTTTTTAATGATGTAGGTGACTACGCCCCAAATGGTCAGTTCGTCGCCCTCTTGAATTTCGATGGGAGCAAAAGCAGGATTGGCGGGCAGCAAGCGGATGGACTTGCCTTTCTTTTCCATCCGCTTCACGGTGAAAGCGTTGTTGAGGCAACACACGGCCACAGAGCCGTTTTTGGGCTTCACGGAACGGTCAACGATCAACACGTCGCCATCTTCGATGCCGTCGCCCGTCATCGAATCGCCCTGCACCCGGACGACAAAAGTGGCATCGGGGTTGCGGATCAGTTCGGCATTGAGGTTGATTTGGGTTTCAAAGTAATCGTCGGCAGGCGAAGGAAATCCGGCGCAAATGGCACCGTCAGAGTGGATTATGAAGATTTCATCAGTGGGTGCAAGTGCAAACAGTTTTAGGGGCGGGGAATCTTTTTTCCTCGCTTCGCTCATAATTAGGATGGTTGATGGGGCGAATTAAAATCAAATTGTTTTAAATTTCGTCGAATAGAAAACAAAAATGAGCATCTTGTTTTTCCTTATTCCCATTCGTCGGAAAACGAACGGGGAATGAATGATGAAGTGGTAGCAGGCTTGGAAGTGACAAAGGCTTTGCCCCACTCACGAAAGGCGCATTCATTTTGGTCTTATCCGGCAGCATCTTATTTTCATATTTTCGCCTTTTTTGCCAAGCATCCGAAAATGAGTCCATTCCATTCCATCCTTTCCCATTTCAGAAAGTACGCACTCTCCGAACGCGACAAAGGCGACAAATTCGAGCGGCTTATGCAAGCATATTTGCAGACCGACCCGCGCTACGCCGCCCTTTTTTCAAATGTCTGGCTGTGGAATGAATTTCCCGCCCGCCGGGACTTTGGCGGAAAGGACACGGGTATTGACCTTGTTGCTCGCACGACTTCGGGCGACTATTGGGCTATCCAGTGCAAATGTTTTCAGGAAAGCGCGGTGATTGACAAACCCGCCGTTGATTCCTTCCTCTCGACTTCCAGCAAAAATTTCAAAGACGACCAACTCCGAACCGTCGGCTTCGCGCATCGGCTTTGGATTTCGACCACCAACCGTTGGGGCGAAAATGCTGAGACCACCATCCAAAACCAGCACCCGCGCGTCACGCGCCTCGGCTTGCACGACCTCGAAAGTGCCGCCGTTGATTGGGGGAAATTGGCCGAAGGTCTGTCGGGCGAAGCGTCCCGCGCTGCGAGAAAAACGCCGATGCCGCACCAAGTGACGGCCATCGCCGCTGCGCACGAACATTTCAAAACATCGGAACGCGGCAAACTCATCATGGCTTGCGGCACGGGTAAAACTTTTACCTCGTTACAAATCGCGGAAAAGGAAACCGACGGCAAAGGCGTGGTGCTGTTTCTCGTTCCATCCATCGCGCTTTTGGGGCAAACCTTGCGTGAATGGACTGCCGATGCCACCGATGCTTTCAATGCGATTTGCATTTGCTCTGATTCAAACGTGAGCCGCAAACGTTCCAAAAACGAAGATACCGACGGCTTTTCAGTCGTTGACCTGGCCTTGCCCGCCTCGACCGATGTAAAGGGCATTTTGAAACAGTTTGACCAAATCCAGCAAGCCCAAAGCCACCCTTTGACGGTGGTGTTTTCGACCTATCAATCCATTGAAGTCATTGCCGATGCTCAGTCGGCTTTGATTGAAAAACAGCAAAGCGCGGAAAATCCTTTCGGCGTTTTCGACCTCATCATCTGCGACGAAGCCCACCGCACTACGGGGGTCACATTGGCGGACACTGACGAATCGGCCTTTGTCAAAGTCCACAACAACGACTTTTTGCGGGCAAAAAAGCGGCTCTACATGACCGCTACCCCGCGCCTGTTCAACGACGACTCCAAATCCAAAGCCGCCCAACACGATGCCGTGCTGTGCAGCATGGACGACGAAAACATCTACGGCCAAGAAATCTACCGCATCGGCTTTGGCGAAGCCGTAAATCAAGGTTTGCTTTCCGACTACAAAGTGCTGATTCTCACAGTCAGCGAGGCAGATATGACCGCGCCCGTGCAAAAAATGGTGGCGGATAGCCAGCAAGAAATCAATACCGACGACGCTTCCAAACTCATTGGCTGCATCAACGCCCTCAGCAAAAAGATACTTGGTGACGGAGGCATCTTGAAAGACAGCGACCCCGAACCCATGCGCCGCGCCGTCGCTTTTTGCCAAAACATCAAAGTATCTGAGAAAACCACCCGCACCTTCAACGAAACCAAACACGCCTATTTTGAGGGCATGACCGCCGAAGCCCGCGAAGAACTGGTTTCCGTGAACGCCCAACACATTGACGGCGGCATGAACACGCCCACCCGCGACGAAAAACTCGCTTGGCTCAAAGCCGCGTCGGATGATGCCCGCGAATGCCGCATCCTCACCAACGTCCGGTGCCTGTCGGAAGGCGTGGACGTGCCTTCACTGGATGCCGTGTTGTTTCTTTCCGCCCGAAATTCGCAGGTAGATGTGGTGCAATCCGTCGGGCGGGTCATGCGCCGCGCACCGGGCAAAAAATACGGCTACATCATCATTCCGGTCGTTGTTCCGGTGGATGTGGAACCCGACAAAGCCCTGAACGACAATGACCGCTTTAAAGTCGTTTGGACGGTACTCAATGCTCTACGCGCACACGACGACCGCTTCAACGCCATAGTCAACAAAATAGAACTGAACAAAAGCCGCCCCGAACAAATCATCTTTGGCGAATCTGACAACCGAACGGGCGACGATACGGAGTACGCCAAAAAAGGCGAAGCCAACGCCGCCGCCCTACGCGCTGGCGAAAGCATCAGCCGCCAACTCAGCATCCAATTTGAGCAACTGCAAAGCGTCCTGTTTGCCCGCATGGTGCAAAAGGTGGGCGACCGCCGCTATTGGGAGCAATGGGCGAAGGATGTGGCCGAAATCGCTGAACGCCACATCGAACGCATCAACCGCCTCATCAGAGACGGCAGCGAACACCAACGCGCTTTTGCGGACTTCCTCACGGGTTTGCAGAAAAACATCAACCCTGCCATCACGGAAGCCGAAGCGGTGGAAATGCTCGCCCAACACCTCATTACCAAGCCCGTTTTTGAGGCACTTTTTGAGGGGTATTCTTTCGTGAAAAACAACCCGATTTCGGTGTCCATGCAAACCATGCTCGACCTTTTGGAAGGGCAGGCACTCGAAAAGGATGCTGAAATTCTCCAAAAGTTTTACGAATCGGTGCGCATCCGCGCCGCCGGGATTGACAACGCCGCCGGGAAACAGCGCATCATCGTAGAACTCTACGACAAGTTTTTCAAAACCGCTTTCCCCAAAATGGTGGAAAAACTCGGCATCGTGTACACCCCGGTCGAGGTCGTGGATTTTATCATCCGCTCCACCGATGCCCTGCTGCGAAAGGAATTTGGACGCTCGCTCAGTGACGAAAACATCCACGTCCTCGACCCCTTCACGGGTACGGGTACGTTTATGACCCGCTTGCTGCAAAGCGGCCTGATACGCCCCGAAGACCTTACCCGCAAATACACTCAGGAACTACACGCCAACGAAATCGTGCTGCTGGCCTACTACATCGCCGCCATCAACATCGAAAACGCCTACCACGATGCTACACCCGACCCGGACGACGGCATCGGCAAAGCCAAATACACGCCCTTCGACGGCATTGTTTTGACCGACACTTTCCAGTTGGGCGAAAGCGACGAAAGCGAAAAACTGTTTTCCGCCATGTTCCCCCAAAACAGCGAGCGGGTATTGGCACAGAAAAAAGCCCCGCTTCGGGTCATCATTGGCAACCCGCCTTACTCCGTTGGGCAGAAATCGGCCAACGACAACGCCCAAAATCAAGAGTACCCGAAGTTGGACGGGCGCATCGCCAAAACCTACGCCGCCGCCACCGATGCCACCAACAAAAACTCGCTGTACGATTCGTACATCAAAGCCTTCCGTTGGTCAACCGACCGACTTGACCCGAAACACGGTGGCATCATTGCTTTTGTGAGCAACGGCGCATGGATTGACGGCAACGCCACCGACGGCTTCCGAAAATGTTTGGAACGGGAATTTTCCAGCATTTACATTTTCAATTTGCGCGGCAATCAGCGCACAAGTGGCGAACTATCCAGAAAAGAAGGCGGCAAAATTTTTGGCTCTGGATCACGAACCCCCATTGCCATTACTTTTTTGGTGAGAAACCCCGAAGCCACAACCACCCCGGCTACGATTCATTACCACGACATTGGCGACTATCTCAACCGGGAAGAAAAACTCGGCATCGTCCAAAAATTCGGCTCGGTGGAAAACCCGGAAATGGGCTGGCAAATCATGCAACCCAACGAACATGGGGACTGGTTGAATTTGCGGGATGATGCTTTTGGGGAGTTTTTGGCGATTGGGGACAAAGAGGATAAGACGAATAAAGCCTTTTTTAACCAAATTTACAGTCGCGGGCTTGCCTCGGCTCGTGATGCGTGGTGCTACAATTCACTGAAAACAGAACTTGAAAAAAACATTCAGAGCTTCGTCAATTTTTACAACGAGCAGCGTGAGGCATTTCATTCTGAAAAGAAATCAAATCCCAAAATTGAGGTTGAAAACTTCGTGACTTTTGACTCAACGCGAATCACTTGGAATCGTGGGTTGAAAGAATACCTCGAAAAAAACAAGCCAGTGTTGTTTGAAAAAAGATGCGTGACGACGGGTTTGTATCGTCCATTTTTTAAACAGCACGTTTATTTTTCGCGGGACTTGAACGACATGGTTTACCAACTCCCTAAACTCTTCCCCACCCCCACCACTGCAAATCGGGTCATTTGTGTATCTGGTTTGGGAGGGAGTAAGGAAAATTCTACAATAATGACTGGCAACGTTCCTGATTTGAATTGTTTGGATTCAGGAACTCAATGTTTCCCCCTCTACTACTATGAAGAACGCGCCAAAGCCGCGCCTTCGCTTTTTGACGCTGCCAATGAAAGCGAACACATCCGCCGGGATGGGGTTTCGGATTTCATCCTCTCGCAAGCGCGGTCGCGCTATGGCGAGCGCGTAACGAAAGAGGATGTTTTTTACTACGTCTATGGCTTCCTGCACAGTCCCGACTACCGCACCCGTTTTTCGAGCGACCTGAAAAAGATGCTGCCCCGGCTGCCGTTGGTGGAAGTGCCGAAGGATTTTTGGGCATTCAGCAAGGCAGGCCGCGCCCTCGCTGACCTGCATCTCGGCTACGACAACTTCAAAACCGCGCCCTCTGCCGAAGCCATCGGGGTCACGGTGCGCGGTGCCGAAAGCGGACATTTTCGGGTAGAAAAGATGCGCTTCCCCTCCAAAGAGGATAAAAGCAAAATCCTGTTCAACAGCCAAATCGTGGTGGAAAACATCCCTGCTGCTGCCTACGAATACCAAGTCAACGGCAAATCAGCCATTGAATGGGTGATGGAACGCTACGCCGTCACGACGCACAAAGAGAGCGGCATCCGCAACGACCCGAACGATTGGGCGGCTGAGGTGGGCAACCCGCGCTACATATTGGATTTGCTGCTGTCGGTGATTCGGTTGAGCGTGGAGACGGTGGAGGTGGTGCGGGGGCTGCCGGGGGTGGGGTTTTAAACATAAGCGAATAAAAATTTTGACTCAAAACTTGGTAAAGAGCCAGCTGCACGGTCAACTTTGCTTTCAATAAGACCTGCCACGCCTCTGCTTGCAAGCGCACCCGGGCGGGTTTTCTTTTTCTCAGCCATGCAATATTCAAAGCCGCCGCTTTCCATTTCAGACCAAATCGCCGCCCTCGAACGCCGGGGCATGGTCTTTCCCGACAAAAAAATAGCCGAACATTACCTTTCTCACATCAGTTATTACCGGCTGCGGGCATACACGTTTCCGTACCAAAATAACGCTGACCCAGACCACCCTTTTTGGCAGCCGACGCTTTTCGAGCGCGTTTTGAATGACTATATTTTGGATAGAAAACTGCGGATGATAGTATTTGATGCCCTTGAAAAAATTGAAATCGCGCTTCGGACGCAAATCATTTATCAATATTCCATGACGCACGGCGGGCATTGGTATGAAGCCCAATTGCACTTCCGGAACCCCGACTTGTTCACGGCAGATTTGGGTCATCTCGACCGGGAAGTTCGCCGCTCGCAAGAGGAATTCATCAAGCATTACAAATCAAAGTACACCAACCCTGCCCGCCCTCCGGCATGGATGGCTTTGGAAGTCAGCACGCTCGGCACGTTGTCAAAAATGTACGACAATTTGGATTTGAGCCGAGAAAAGAAATTGATTGCCCGGCATTTCGGACTTGGACATCCGTTCGTTTTGGAAAGTTGGATGAAAACTTTCAGTCACATCCGAAACATATGCGCACACCACAGCAGGCTTTGGAATCGCCCAATTACCATCATCCCCATTTTGCCGCAAAAGCCAAGCGATGCATGGATTTCGGTGGCTTTTCGTGCCGAGCCGCACAAAATTTTCACCTCGCTTTGCTGCATCCGTTTTTTCCTGAACCGTATCAGCCCCGGAAACAATTTCAGCATGAAAATTCAGGAACTACTGGCATTGTACCCAACCGCCAATTTGCAAACAATGGGGTTCATGGCGGGATGGGAGCAGGAGCCGCTTTGGAAATAAATCGGCCATCAAATGGGTGATAGAACGCCATGCCATCACGACCCACAAAGGCCCCGGCATCCGCAACGACCCGAACGACTGGGCCGCGGAGGTGGGGAATCCGCGCTACATTTTGGATTTGCTGCTGTCGGTGATTCGGTTGAGCGTTGATACGGTGGAAATTGTGCGGGGTCTGCCGGGTGCGGGGTTTGGTGAAAAAGAGGCGGTGGTGAGTCCGTTTTGAGGTACGGGCGTTGTGTCGGTTGGTGAAATTGCAGAGATTTCAGATTCCTATAAAAAAGGGGGGGGGCGGGTATCTCATTCCGCTCCACATACCCCACACAAAGGCATCCCTGAACCAGCATTGAAAAGCCGTGCTACCTGAACGGCTGCAAACTTGCCCCCGCGTGGGGTCTTGAAAC